TTGCGTTTTATTTATCGCATTCTTTATTCCCATCATTCAGCATCACCGTTATCATTATATCACAAATCCCCTATTTCTTCAATCTTTTTAGGGGTTTTGCGTGTTGCTTGTCGACACTCTGAGCGCGGAATAAAAGAGTAATCTCTTTCATTCCCGCGCCGTTAGGCTACCGTACATTCATACAGGGTACTTGTGTTTTAATCATACCATGTTATGTAATAAGTGTCAAGTATTATTTCTTGACAGTTACATAAGCGCGTTTATACTTTTCAGCCGTTTGGGTCTTGGCAAGCTTCAACTCACCATTAAGCGGCTGTAAATATTTCAATATGCGCTTCAATTCCTCGTCACATTCATACAATACCCTGATTTTAAAGCCCATAACATCACCGACTATCCTTTTTGGCTTCTTGTTTTTCGATGTTGATTTTCAATCCCTCCAACGTAGCCCGCGCTGCCCTCATTAATATTGATTCATAACAAAGCGGGTCATTGGTACCCGTTACGCCTATCGTCAACAACCCAAGCGCAAAATCAATATCGTGTTTTACATAATCAACAGTTATTTGTCCCATTATTTCACCTCCCCCCGGTAGCGGTAGTAGCATTAGTAGCGGTAGTAGCATTAGTAGCGTTATGCTATTAAATAGGAAGCGTATCATCATCCGGTTCAATAACTGCTTCCTGAACCGTTTCGGAATGCCCGAATATTGAAACGATTTTATCTTCATGCCTGTAAAATGAATGCTTCCTAGTCTTTGAGTTCCCCGGTTTGTAAATTATGCGGTCATGCTTAAACAATTTTTCTGTGAGGTTTGAAAAAGCACGCCCTATTTGCTTTGGCGAAAACATTGTATCAGTATATCTAACCATCACCGTCATAAATTCCGATGCTGTTATTTCAACCCCGATAGGGTTTTCGAGTAATAAATGCCGAATCGTCCTAACAACCGGGTCGTTATCGTATTCCAATCGTTCATTGTCTGCCGTGCGTTCTTCCGCTGTCCCAACAAGCCGCCATTTATACGTGACATCCGGGTCAAACACAATAATTAAGTCATTCGTTTCAATATCGCGCCCTATCATCTTCAAAGTCGCTTCCTTATCTGCCCTCGTCTTTTTGCAAATAAGGAAAATAGTATCGGCCGCCCCCATAATCCCATTCGTACCCGATATCATGTTGAATGGGTCTGCATCGTCCGCCAGCTTGCGTAAATGGTGTATCACCAGTACGCATATCTGATGTGTGTCCGCAATGTTCTTTAACACGCCCATGTCGGCGTAATCCAGCGAATAACCACCCGCACCCCTCATCCCGGCAGAACGTACCCTCTGGAGAACGTCAATGACAATCAACCCCGTCCCCGGTTTTTCCTTCAAGTAATCATTTACCTGCTCCGACAGTCCGCTGTCGATAGTCCCGGCCTTAACAGTAAAGTCAAATCCCTCTGGCGGCTGCCCTCCTTTCAATATAAGCCCCATACGCTTCTTTAGCCGCCTGTAACCGTCCTCCAACGCCAGATACAATACCCCTGTCTTTTCCGTCTCATGTCCCAGAAACGGCGCACCAGCCGCAACCGACAAGCATAAATCAAGCGAAAACCAGCTTTTACCATACTTGGATGGAGCGCACAGGATAGACAGCCCCTGCGGTAAAATATCCTTAACTATGTACTTCAATGGCGGCAATTCGGTATTCCATAACTCTACGGCTGAAATTGTTTCAAGTTTTGAGCATATAACGCTACTAATGCTACTAACGCTACTAACGCTACCGCTTGAACCGCTTGAACTGCTTGTAAAGGGTTTAGCGTCCGGCCTAGGCGCATCAGGCGGCCCGGTTCGTCCGGCATACCTTTGCTCATTCTCTGCCTGTTGCCGTTTTATCTCATTTATTACATCCTGCTGGCTTTCCCGGCTCAAAATATTACCTCCCCGCGCTTATCGTTATACATAGCCACCCTGTCGGCTAGCTCACCGTCTGTTAAAATGCTCAACTGGTATTCAATCAACGGGACAGCATGTAACACAAGCGCATAATCAACCATGTGCGGCGCGTCTAAATCGGATTCCCTCATAGGTTTTGTCGCTTCCCGTAATTGTTCCATCAAGTGTAACCTCTCGCATAAATAATCAAAATACGCGCTTTCCCATTCTTCATAATCAGCATATACCCGTTTATCCCGTTCCCGCTCCGCCCTCATGGCGGCATACCCGCGCCGCTGTTCCTCTGTTAACTCCCCAACGGCAAGCCCCAGCCGGAAGTCGTTATCAATCTTTTTAGCGGCTTCCAGCGGGTTTATACCGTATAGTTTAGCGGTAAAATCAATGACGCTTCCCCCAGCCCCGCACCCAAAACAATGCCAAGAGCTTGTTGACTGATAGACGGTTAGCGACGGTGTATCTTCCTTGTGAAACGGGCAAACTGCCCTATTGCGTTTTATGATCATACCGTGAGATTGTACAAGTTCTACAATACTAACCCGCGCCTTGACTTCCTCGAATAAATCAACCGTGGCTTGCTTCATCTAAACATTTGTGTTAAGCTGTTTGCACAGGGCAGTAAGAAGCTTCTCCGACTTATCAAGCTTTTTATCCGAACAGTCAAGCCGTTCTATAATCATTTTCAAATCGACACCAGACATAGTGTCAATTTTACGGTTCCCGCCCTCGCATGTTATGTATTTTATCTGGCCCGTATTGCACATATGCCGTACTGTGGCATAACTAAGCCCCGTTTGCCGTTGATATTCAGCTATAGTTACATATCGCTTCATTCCCTCACATCCTCTGTCAAGTATTCTACACTGACACCTAACGCACGGGCAAGCTTGCCAACCGTTTTAAGTTCCGGTAGATATTCGCGGTCATACTTGGCGCGGTTTATAGTGGTGCTGGATAGTTTTCCGGCTTTTTGTAATTCGCGCATAGTCATACAAGATGTAGCAATAGCCACTTTAAAATTCCGGGTATTTATTTTCATATCTATCCCCCATACATGCTCTATTAATTATCATATATTAATTATAAGCTCTCAATGTAATCTTGTCAAGCTCTGTTTGTTTTCATATAAAACTTTTTTATTTCTTATTAACAACCATGGTATCATTTGTTATCTTGTTGTGCTATACTACGGATGGGTGATATTATGATAGGAGAAAAAATAAAACAATTACGCATTGAAAAAGGGCTAAAGCAAAGTGAGCTAGCTGAAAAAGCAGGGATTTCCAGGGTGTCAGTGGGTTTTTATGAACGTAATGAAAGACAACCGACTATTGAAATAGCTATACGTATCGCTCACGCTCTTGGTGTATCAATTAATTGCTTGAGTAGACTTGATGAAAGTCCTATTTTGTCATCGTGGCATTTTCAAGCCTGTGACGATATATTTAAAAAAGGCTTAGATAGGTTTACGAAAGAAGAAACAAAAGATATTATTAACTTAATTAAGGCATTTGATAAGCCTAGTGAACAGTTATTTAAAGAACAAGTCGCTTATAAAAATAAAGCGAATTATCTGGAGCATTTGATAAAAATAACTAATGCACTCAATGACAAGGGCGTTTTAAAAGTTATCCAGTATGTAACCGATATTTCCAGACTACCAGATTATAGAGAAGGTGAGCCCAATGCCCCGCAAGACGAACACAACGATTAATAACAATGATTATTACCGTGTCACCGCCACTATCGGCAAGGCCGCCGATGGTAAGCCCATCCGCAAACAATTCTATGGTTCTAACAAAAAGGAAGCGGAAGCCAAACGAGATGAATATATCGCTAATATAAAACAAGGCTTGGCAATAAATTATGATAAAGCGTTATTTAGTGTAGCTTTCAAAGCATGGCTTGATAATGTCCTTCGCCCATCTGTGGCTTTATCGTCCTACCGCCGTTATGAGGTTGATTATAGATTGCGTATCCGTGATTGTGGGCTTGCAAGTATGCGCCTTACTGATATAAGAGCGGCAAACATTCAAGCCTTGTATAGTGAATTATTAGTAGATTATACGCCTAATACAATCTGGAATACAGATAAGCTCCTACGGCATTTCTTTAATTATGCTGTAAAGAGTGATTTAATAATAAAAAGTCCTATGTTAGCGGTTGAATTACCCGCCGACAAATCTGTTAAACCAGAAAAGCATATTCTTGGAAGGGATGAAGCCCAAAGGCTTATTGATGAAGCCAGAGAGAACCCGGATGCGGTAATTTTTGCCTTTGCTGTGCTTTCTGGTTTGCGTCAAGGCGAAATCCTAGCATTAAAACATAGCGATATTGATTTTAAAGCCGGGAAGATTCATGTAAATAAAACGGTTGATTTCCTTACAATAGACGGAAGCTTTAAACCTCTTGTAACCGTTCCTAAAACACAGGCAAGCATACGTACTGTCCCAATAATGGACGCTTTAAAGCCATTGTTATCGACACATATAAGACGGGAAAAAGAAAAGCATTTCAAAGAATGTACTCCATGGACGTTAGATAGTATATTATTTTCATCTGCAAAATGCACGTATATTGAAGGTGGTAATATTCGTAAACGATTGAAGCGGCTCCTTAAAAAGCTTGGAATTGAACCAACATCATTTCACGCCTTGCGTCATTCGTTTTGTACCCTTCTTGCCGAACAAGGTGTACCATTAAAAACAGCTTCCATGCTCATGGGACATAGTTCCATATCTATAACAGCAAAATACTACACGCATGTTGACGATGCAGAAAAAAGGCGCGGCATAGAAAAACTGTCCAACGCATTCATTTAACACATTTAACACTATATTTAACACACAAGTTTTTGATAGGTTTAAAATGTTGCAAATTGATGCTTACCAAAAATGTTGATTTTAAGCCATTTTAAATCGAACCATTTATCACTGTCTATAACTATGAAGTGTTTATTTAGATTCAGTCATTGAGGTAGCAGCCCGCCGGATAGAGCATTTTATAGACGGTAAGCAAAAACTGGAGTGGGACCCAATTAACAATAAATACATTGTCAACGGTGTGAACATCTTGCAGGGGGTTCTCGCCGCGATAAGTTAGGAGACCGTGCATGAAGATACCACTGGACAAGCCGTTTGAATATGAGGATTACAACCTGACAGAAATTGATCTGGACCTTGATGGAAAAATGTCGTCAAAGTTGAAAGATCGAATTGATGCGGAGTTCAGGACTAAAATCAAAGGCGAACCTGTACTGGTTCCCTGGCTGGACAACCGGTATAGAAACATAGTAGCGGCCAAAGTTACCGGTATACCGGAAAATGTTCTGCGGGAACTGCCTTTTAAGGCTTACAACACCATGCATAACACCATAGAATATTTTTTCGCTCACTCGCAGGAGCCCTCTTCGGAGATGCCGGAGGAATTGGCGGATTAGACGTGGCACGCGGCCTGCGGCGGACAGTTTTAACTTTGTCTATGAACACAAATACGTCGGTTGAATTCTGGATGGACATGCCCATATTTGAAATGTTTGATTGGGTAGATGATTGTTCTGAATTTTTAGAGGAGAAACGCCTGAAGGAAGAAGAATCATGGAAGGAGCTGTCAAAGCAAAAATGAATCATTTGGGCCTTTCATGGGATTCGGCTCTACAAAGCAAATAGTGGGCGGTTACATCTAGAAAATCGGCTATTTCAACAAGGGTTTCCAGCAGGATATGATTCGATAGATTCATGGAGGTGGGGAAGATGGCGGCGGCTGGCAAAAAAGAATATTCATTGGGCTACATAATTGGCGCTCAGCTGAAGTCCAGCTTCCCTGATGCCTTCAAGAAAGTTGAAAGGCAGCTGCTTGCCTCCAAAAAAGCTGTAAATAATGCTAAAGCCGCGTGGAAGAATTTCGGCACAGAGGCCGGAAAAATAGCTCTTGGCATTGTCGGGACCGTAACCGCCGCCACCGTCGCTGTATATAAACTGGTGGACTCCGTGGCTGACCAGGGCGACAGAGCCGCAAAAACAGCGGAACGGCTTAAAATGCCCATAGATGCCTATCAGGAACTTGAATACGCATTTAGAAGCGCAGGTCTCGGCGGCGACGAATTTGTAAGCATTATGAATAAGCTTGATTCCACGCTTGTAAGGGCGGCTTCAAGCGAAAAGGAAGCGGCGCGGTGGGCTGAAGAATTTGGCCTGTGCGCTGAAAAACTTGCCCGGATGTCGCCGGAGCAGCGTATTGAACGCTTAGCGGACTATTTAAACAGCCTTGAAGACCCACTTGAGCGCGACCGCCTTGCCATGGAGCTTTTCGGCAAGTCCGGCGCGGAAATGGCCCGGATTCTTGACATGGGCTCCGACGGCATAAAGCAGCTAAGGGATGAAGCCCGTCGTACGGGAAATATAATGTCGCTGGAAGCGGCAAGGCAGGCCGAAGCCTATAAAGACGTAAAGCAGGAGCTAACCGCCACTATCAGCGGTATCAAGATTCAGCTTTTCAGCAGGCTTCTGCCGGTTTTTGCTGAATCGTTCAAAGCCATTGCGGCACGGCTTCAAGGTGTTGACTGGTCTGCATGGGGCGATAAAATTGCGGGCTGGGTAAACGGCGCTATCCCGAAGATTAAGGAAATAGCCGTTTCTACCGGTGAATTTATCGGAAAAATAAGGAGCGGCATCCAAACGGTAAAGGCTTTTGTCGGCGGATGGGATAAGGTCGCATTAATAGCAGCATCTCTTTTGACAATGAAAACGGCTATTTCCGGTGTAACTGCCGTCATTAATACGGTTATAGCAGCAAAGAAAATTTGGTTATTGGTTCAGAAGGCTTTGAACTTGGTATTAATCAAAAATCCCATAGGGTTAATTATCATAGCCATAGCTGGGCTACGGGGGAAAGCCCTGTTTTTATGTTATTCCACGTATCCGAAAATTTGCTTTTAATCCAATCAAATCCATTGCCTGACTTTAAAGCATCCCAGCCTTCCGAAAAGGTGGATTTTACCGCATTCCATGCATCGCCGACACTGGATTTTATATTCGAAAAAGATTCTCCGAAATTGTCCTGAAGCCAACTAAAGACCGCGGTTTCCTTAACGTTTGACCACATATCGGAGAATTTATCCTGAACCCACTGGAATGCGGCGCTTTCCTTTACGCTTGCCCACATGCTTGAGAATTTATCTTCCACCCATTGGAAAGCGGCAGATTCTTTTATGTTAGACCATGCATCGGAAAATTTGCCTTTAAGCCATTCCAAACCTGTTCCGGCTCTTAAATTTTCCATGCCTTCGCTGAAGAACGATTTAACTGATTTCCAGCCGGTGTTTGTCGCAGTTTTAACGCTATTCCATCCATTTACAAAGGCTTCCTTCACTTTATCCCAGTTCTTTATCAATTGGACAATGCCGTATATTACGCATGGGATTCGATTAAGTCAACATTCTGGGAAGGTTTCGATGCTATCCAGGCCGGTAACGGCTGGGATTGGGTTAAAGGTAAATTTTCAGAAACATGGAATAATATTAAATCCAATTTATCCGCTTCGGATATATACGGTAATATAAAACAGACATTTTCAAACGCTTGGGAAGGTGTCAAAGAAGCGTGGAACAACCCGGAGGAATTCTTTAGCGGAATATGGTCTGGTATACAGGGTGCATTCTCGAACGTTACCGGTTGGTTTAAGGACGTTTTTACCGGGGCATGGCAAGGGGTAAAAGACGTATTCTCCTCCGGAGGTGCCGTCTTCGCCGGGATAAAAGAAGGGATTCTTGATACATTTAAAACAATTGTAAACGGGCTTATCGGCGGCATCAACACCGTCATCGCCATTCCATTTGAGGGTATTAACTCGGCGTTGCAAAAAATAAAAGACATTAGTATATTCGGACTAAAGCCTTTTGACTGGATGCCAATTATAAATACACCTCAGATACCCATGCTGGCAAAGGGCGCCATCATAGACGGCCCCACGCTTGCTGTTATCGGCGAAGCCGGAAGGGAATCCGTTATCCCTCATAGAAATGATGCGCGGTCGCGCAGTTTATGGGAGCAGACCGGACGTATGGCCGGGTTTTCGCAGCCATCTGCTGGCGGCAGAGTAATAACCGTACCAGTCAGCGTGGACATAAAGGTTCAGGGCGTCGCTGACAGCGACACTGTAGCCCGTTTAAAGGCTGCTGGCGATGACATTGCGTATAAAGTCCAGCAAGCCGTCAATGCAGTGCTTCCGAGGGCGTTGGCAGAACTTAAACGTTCGGAAGTGAGGACAAGTTTCTGATGAATACATATTCAACTATTCAGGGTGACAGCTTCGACGGAATCAGTAAAAAAATCTATCAGGATGAAGCGTTCGCCGGGGATATCATTCAGGCGAACCCGGATTATGCAAATACGGTTATCTTTTCCGCTGGCGTCATCCTAATCATACCGCCAAAACCGGCGCCGTCCGGGGCAGATAATTTGCCGCCTTGGAGGAGGAGATAATAGATGGATAAACCACGTCGTGCCTATTGCCGCATTGAATACGATGGCAGGGATGTAACAGATGAATTTTCCAAAATGTTATTATCCATAACGTATACAGATAATATTGATAGCGCGGACGAAGTAATTTTAACCTTAGAGGATATTGACCAAAATCTAAGTGGTCCTTGGTATCCAAAAGTAGCGGCAAAGGGGTGATATACATGTCTGACGGTGATTTCAGCGATATTTTAGCCGACCCACGGCCAAAGGCAGCGGCATCATCCGGTAAAGCGTCTCACGCTGTAGCGGGAACCACGTTACATGTTATGATTTTCGCGGAAAACTGGGATAACCCAAACCAGACTGAGACCCTTGATTGCGGAACGTTCGAGGTCTGCGGCATGCAGATTAACGGGCCGCCGTCCACCGCAAGAATAGAGGGCGTGTCTGTGCCGTTATCCGCTCCCGTCCGGCGCGAAAAGCATACCCGCGCCTGGGAAGAGACGACTTTGAAATCTATAGCTTCGGACATTGCGGACCGAGGCGGGCTGACACTTACATTCGATCTGGACGATGACCCTGTGCTGGACAGGGTGGATCAGCGGCAAGAGCCTGACCTTTTATTCCTTATGAATCTTGCAATGGACCACGGCGCATCAGTCAAGGTATACGATAAGCAGCTGGTTATTTTTTCCGAGGCAAAATATGAAGCCAAGCCTTCTGTAATAACCTTCATGCGCGGCGACAAACGCTTGAAGTCATATACGTTCACACAAGATACTTCCGACGTGGCTGAGGGCGCTGTAGCCACATACAAAGACCCAAAATCCGGTAAATGGGTGTCGGAGGAGTTTTACCCGCCGGATGCTCCCGCCGTAGGCAATCAGCTGATTGTCAACGCTCGGCCATGGAATATGGAAGGGGATAGGTACCGGGAATTGTTGGAGTGATTATAAGATGTTGGATCAGGGTAATTCGGCGAATCAGGTCATAGACGATTTTTTGGACATACGCGCCGACGTGCGCGATCAGGCGCTGCAGCAATGCAAGACCTCGCTGCGGGAAAAGAATAAGCACGAATGGACATGCGAGCTGGAAATTATGGGCAACACTGAAATTGTGTCCGGAGTTACATTCGAGGTTCAAGGGTTTGGCATATTCGACGGAAAATATCTGTGCACGCAAGTTATACATAAGCTGGGCGGGGGTTATACCACTAAAATCAAGGGACATCGCGTGCTTAACGGATATTAGTTTTTTGGGAGGATAAAACCGTGTCACGGCTCAGGTCAAACACCGGAAACTACATAGAAGATTTTATACGGATAGGGCAGGTTTCAAGCGTAAACCCTCTCACCTGCTCCTGCCGGGTAGCTTTTGATGATATGCAGGACGACGGCACGCCCATGGTGTCATACGACATGCAAATCCTCCAGCACAGAACGGTAAAAAGGCAGGATTTTACCTTGCCGGAGATAGGTGAGCACGTTCTCTGCGTATTTTTGCCAAACGGCAATCAGGAAGGTTTTATCCTAGCTTCTTTCTACACGGGCAGCAATCTGTTTGAATACCCTATCGGAAGCAAAAAGCTCGCCGGCAAGACCGGCATATACCGCAGCCACTACGCCGATGATTCTGAATTCGAATATGATTTCAACACACATATCCTACGCGGATATACAAACCACTCCGACATCGAGCTCGGCCGCATCGAG